CCAACCTGTCATTTAATTTAGCAGGTTTGGCTGAAGCTTCAGGCGAGTTAGTTGGTGCAACCTCAATAACCTTTGGCGAAAATGCGGACCTGGATGGTACTACCGATCTAACAGGCTCCACATCGGTCACTTTTGCCACTACAGGCACGATTGTTACCACTACGGGTGACCTGTCCGGCTCTGCCGGGTTGGTGTTCTCTCCTGTAGGTATCATCAGAGGAACTGCATCAATATCAGGCTCGACTGACCTGACGTTTAATAACGTCGGCTCAATGCGTGATATATCCGTAGTTGCAACCCAGGTTTATAGGTCTGGACTTAATACGTATCAATACTCCCCGGTAGCGGCATATTTCATAAACAGCCCATACGCAGCGCAATTTACGCTAGTAGGGCAGAGTGACATCAGTTTTGCCGCATCAGGCGCTCTCACAGGCGTTGCAGAAGGCGCAATGACAGGTATTGCTACGGTAGCATTCAGCCCTGTTACGGGCGCTATACGGGCTAAGGGTGCGCTAGGCGCAAATAACGAGGTCATAGCCTTCACAAACACAGGCACACTGACCAACGCTGCGGCATCTCCATTAACGGCTTCCACAAACATCACCTTCAGCGAATCTGCGACACTGACGGCGGATGGTGAGTTAGCCGGTGCGGCTTCGATCACGTTTAGCGAAGTCGCCAGACTGACATCGGGTGCAATCACCGGCAGCGCGTCTATCACCTTCGCTAACGTAGCAGATGGCATCAGAAAGGTTGTTGGTGGTGGCTCTACTTCGATCACGTTTGCCACAGTAGGTAATGGGACTACATTAGGCGGTGAATCAATATCAGGCTCCACATCTATCACGTTTACACCTACTGCAACGCCTAAGTTTGGCGGGGGCTTGATCGTTTCTTTTGAAGCTAACGGCGTATTAACTAATAAAGTTGATCTGAGAATCACCAAGCGTGGCAATCGGTCAAACAGTAGCGGCAGGCGCAGAAATACCAACACGCGGAGAAAGCAGGCAGCATGAGATACCAAAAAATACACAATAGAACTAAAGGCTCGATAGAAACCTTTGGCGAAGATGCAAGCCGCTCAAGTGACGTAGCTGACCTGGCTGTAGCAAGCATGACCGCATCCATAGTATCAGGTAACTCAGCCTCCATAGACGCGCAAACATATACAAGCGCAACAGAGTCGCTGGCTTTTCAGGTAAACTTCTCACAAGTAGGCCAAACCATCATAAAGGTGGAAACTACGTATAGTGGCAGTAACGATAAAACCATAAGCACGTACCTGTTCAGAACAATGGCAGATAGCGTGGCTTCAGCACTGGGGTACACATAATGGCAGCACGTTTAAACCCAAGACATCAGCAATTTGTGCGCGACAAGATACAGTCTAGTCAGATAATAAATAGGCTTCAAAATCATATAGATGGAAGTGTTGAGTTATCATCGACGCAAGTAAGGGCGGCTGAGATACTTTTAAACAAGTCCATACCTAATTTGCAGAGCACAGAAGTCACAGCAACGGTGGAATATGCAGAGCCAAGAGAGCTATCAGACGCAATACTCGCAAATATCGCCACAGCAGGCAGCACAGGAGCTTCTGAACAGGCGAGCAGCCCGGAAGAACCTACTAGCGTTCACTAATTACACTAAGCCTGATTTCCAATCAGGCGAGCATCACAAGACGATAGCAGATGCTCTAGATTGGTTTATAAGTGAGGTTGAGGCTAAGAACAGCCCTCGATTATTGATTGAAGCGCCGCCAAGACACACTAAGAGCGAACTAGCATCTAGACGCTTCCCGGCCTTCGCATTAGGCAAACATCCTGATTGGCAGATTATCGCCAGCACCTACTCAGGTGACTTTGCTACTGACTTCGGGCGTGATGTTAGAGACATCGTGCAGAGTGAAGATTACAAGAAACTATTTGAGACCAAACTTAGAGCCGATTCCGCTGCTGTTAACCGATGGCAGACAGAGCAGGGCGGCATTTATGTATCTGTTGGTGTGGGCGGCCCTATTACAGGTCGTGGCGCGCACATAGCGTTGATTGATGACCCTATAAAGAACCAGCAAGATGCAGATTCGGAAACAATAAAAGACAATATCTGGAAGTGGTTCACTTCTACTTTGTATACAAGACTTATGCCTGGGGGCGGGATTGTGATTGTTCTTACCCGGTGGGCAGAGGATGACTTAGCGGGCAAGGTGCTTGAACAAGAGAACTTTAAGCGTGTGCGGCTACCTGCCATCACCGATGGTGAGGCGTTATGGCCTGAGTGGTATCCACTAGAAGCGCTAGAACGAATTAAGAATGTAATGCCAGCCCGACAATGGTCCGCGTTATATCAGCAAGACCCCACACCAGAGGAAGGGACGTACTTCTCCCGTGAAACATTCAACAGATTTAGATTGGGCGAAGAGCCAAAAGAGCTACATAGATACATCACAACGGATTTTGCTGTCACTGAGAAAGCCACTGCTGACTGGACTGTATTCGGTGACTGGGGTGTTGATTCTAACGGTGATTGGTGGCTGGTTGATCGTTACCGGGACCAGAGCACGGCTGCGAAGTGGGTGGATATACTTGCGGGATGGATTAAGGATAAGTCGCCGTTAAAGGTATTCGGTGAGTCTGGTGTTATCCGCCGGTCTATTGAGGACTTCTTAAAGCAATCCATGCGAGATAAGGCGGCTTATGCGTCTATTGAGTGGATTACTAGAAACAGAGACAAGGTTGCTATGGCCGCAGCCTTTCGTGGTTTGGTCGAGCAGGGAAAGATTCACATTCCCTTAACCGATTGGGGTGAAGAAGTGGTTACAGAATTACTTAAATTCCCAGCGGGCGAGCATGACGATCAAGTAGATATGTGTACATTGCTAGGGCTTGCGGTCACTCAAGGCGTGGCTGCTACTAAGCCAGAACCTAATAAAAAGCCTGAAACGCATGATTATGGTAGAGAAGAATCAGATGAGAACGATTGGCAAGTTGCATGATTGAGTATAAAACCCAATTCCAGGACTTTGTGGACGCTACGCAGGACGCTCGACAACTATCAGAGCGTGACCGTGACTATATCGACCATAAGCAATGGACCCCAGAGCAGGCACAGACACTTAAAGGGCGTGGTCAGGCTCCAATCGTTATTAACCGAATCAAGCCTAAGCATGACTTCCTCTTAGGGCTAGAGAGACAGACTAGAACAGACCCTAAAGCCTACCCTCGAACACCAGGGCATGAAGACGATGCCGAGAGCGTTACCGATGCGTTACGTTATGTAGCAGACAACACCGGCCTTGATGGTATTGCCTCTGATGTATTCGATCAGGTGGTAGGTGAGGGCTATGGCGCTGCTATCGTTGAGGTTGAAGGTGAAAACTCAGAGATAAAGATTAGGCAGATACCGTGGGACAGGTTCTATTACGACCCACACTCACGGAAGCGCGACTTCTCAGACGCTAGCTTTATGGGCATTACAACGTGGTTGTGGAAAGACGAAGCAGAGGCGATGTTCCCTGATGTTGACTTTAATACTATCGGCGAGCAGGTATCAGAAGACGCTACGTTTGACGATAAGCCGCTGTGGATCGACAAGAAACACCGGCAGCGCCCTAGAATTAGAACCAATGAGCACTATTTTAAAGAGAAGGGCGTTTGGAATCTCGTTTTTTTCTCATTCGATACCGTCTTAAAGAAGGCTGAAGAAAGCCCGTTTCTAAACTATGACGGTCCTAAGCCTATTCCCGCGTGTCCGATTGAAGCCAATTCTGCCTATGTAGACCGCGAGAATAGCCGTTACGGCATTGTTCGCGGGCTGATAGACATACAGGATGAGATAAACCACAGACGTTCTAAAGCTCTGCATATGCTGTCTAACGTCACGGTCATTCGTGAGAAAGGCGTGGTTGAGAGCGGAAGCAGGATGATGAATCAACTCACATCCGGTAAGGCTGACATTGAGCTATTGAGTGATGGCCGGTTTGAGATAGACCGCAACAGTGAATTAGCACAAGGCCAGTTAGCCCTGTTGCAAGAAGCCAAAGGCGAGATTGATAATGTCGGCGTTAACGCTACGCTGGCAGGAAAAGATGAGCGCAGCCTATCAGGTAGAGCTATTCAGGCTAAGCAGGCCGGTGGTCAGGTTGAATTAGGTCATGTATTAGACGGTCATAACGACTGGAAGCGCCGCATCTATATCCAGATATGGAACAGGATTAAGCAGTTTTGGGATGAGGAGCGCTGGATTCGTGTCACCGATGATGAATCTAATGCTCGCTTTGTCGGCTTGAATAAGAAGATTACAGGCCGTGACGTGTTGGCAGAGAAGCTAGGCACAGCACCAGAGGCAGTAGAGTTTGCCCTACAGCAAGAAGGTGCGGTGTTAGGTCCAGGCCAATTAGATCGCGTTGTGGGCGTACAGAACGAAGTCGCTATGATCGACATAGACATCATTTTGAGTGAAGCGCCAGATACGGTGACGTTGCAGCAAGAGACCTTCGAGCAGTTAGTTCAGTTGGGTCAGGCTTATGGTCCTGAGAACGTGCCGTTCGAGGACATTATCAAGGCTAGCCCGCTCAAGGCTTCGGTTAAAGAAGAATTGCTGCGGACTAAAGATGGTGGCGAAGAGGCCGCTAAGCAGGCTAGACAGGTGGCGCAGCAGCAGCAGGCAGAGGCTAACGCTAAGGATATACAGGTTAAGGACAGCGAGATGGCTAGTAAGATGGCTAAGGCTCGAAAGGACAATGCAGATGCAGA